TTGGGAGCGTTAGGTTTATGTATATTTTTATATTCATCTATTACTGTGTCTTGACCTGTGCCATCTATAAATATAGGCCATGGGTCACCCCCTAAATTAAGGGTAGTTGAAACCTCACAACTAGGTCGATCTTTATGTCTCTTTAAAATATCGCCTTTTTTATAAGCTCTAGCATAAGAATAAGTAGGTATTAAATCTAAGCCTGTGTGTTGCTTCATTACAGGAAGCATCTTAACCATAAGAGTTTCCATTACAAAATCTGCATAACACGAATAGGTATTAGGTATTTGCTGGTCGGTCCATGTTCCCAGGATAGAAGATTGTGAATGTATATTATTTTTATACATAAAATTTACAGCCTCTCTTTTAAGAAGAAAATAATTAAGTATAAAATTAGCCATTTCATAAGATAAAGCTTTCTTTATTACTTGATATTTATGGTCTCTAAACATTAAATCCTTTCTGTATAAAATTAAAACTCACAGATATTCTTATATCATTAGATTCGTTAGGGTCAACACAATGCCACAGCCAAGCTGGAAATATAATTATTCTACCTTCTAATGGATTTACACGAACTTCTCTCCATAGATGTGAAGGTGGTTTTCCTTCTTTTCTTCTTGGCATAACCATATGTGCTCCAGATCTTGGGTCGTTAAATATTATCTGTCCAGAATTTTTTGGTGCTTTAATATAGTACACTCCACTAAAATGACTATTAGGATGTAGATGTGGCCTATTGTATCCTCCAGGTGGGTTTATATTAGCCCACATATTCCCCATAAGAGGTTCGCTATCTAACCACTCCTCTTGAAATATTTCATTTTGCATTTTAAATAATTCATCAACTAAAGGTTTAAACATTGGTATTTCGTGCATATTGGTTTGACTATGCCATCCATTCATATTAGTTCTTTTAATTCCTTTGTCTCTATTGGCCCAAGCAAGAACTTCTTTTTCAAGAAATCTGTTATCTAAGTTAACATCTTTAGCATAAATAATAGTTGGAAAGTATGCAGCTTTAATCATCATTTAAAAGGTGTTCCCCCAAACCACATAACTAAAGATTTTCTGTTGCCACGTATAACGGGTGTAACTCTATGTCTTATAAAAGAAGCAAAAAATATAGCATGACCTTGTTTAAGTTTTGTAGTTTTACCCTCAGACATCAATTCTAAATCACCACCTTCAAAGTCAGATTCAGGAGATAATAAACAAGTCATTGATATCTTTCGAACTGGTGGTTCGTGTGCACAGTTTACATCATTGTCTACATGCCATTCATAAAACCCACCTTTTGGGTACTCTGTGTACTGTGCATATTCGGTTAATGTCATTCCATCAAAACCAAAATGATTACCATTGGTAGTCTTCATAATTTTTTCAATATCTTTATACATGTCTGGCATTTTTTTAAATGGGATCCAACTAATATGTGATGTTCTAGTTTTAGTATCTATCTTTCCACCTTTAATACCTTTTTCATTTCCAACCGCTGCATCTTGTTTTGGTTCGACCCTTCCTGCTTCAATAATCATTTGACATTGTCGAGGTGTAAATATTGGATTAGTAGTTTCAACTATAAAAGATTTCCATCTTGGTTCTGTTATCATATTAATATCCGTATTCTACCCATCCCGTTATTATATATTTATCATTCGATAAAGGTGGGTTGCCTCTATGAACGTGTGTAAACTGTGATGGCCAAACCAACATAGTGTTTTTTTCAGGTTTGAATCTGCACTTTTGATATAAAAATTCTGTTTCTCCACCTTCTGTAACATCGTTAAGATAAACACTAAAAGCCAGTATTCTATTTCTAGCTTTCATTTCAGCATTTTCACAATGCCACATATGATAACCTTCACCTACCTTAGTCTTCTGTATTTTAACTTCTAGTATATTATGTGTAGTTAATTTTTTTAAATAAGAATATTTTTGAACATACAGTGGGTACACTTCTTTAAAAAACATATCTATAAAAGGTTTATTGTTGTAAGTCATGGGAACATTAGTATCTCTTATGGTATCTATAGCATTATCCGATACTAACATCTCATCTACTTTCCTTGGATATACTGCACCTTGTTGTTCACATTTATTAAAGTAATTTAAATAATCTTCTATTAATTCGTTTGGCATAAAATTTTTAAATAAACCAATGTGATTATCTATATAATATTGCTTATCCATTATGCTACACCTCTATTTTTTATAGGGTCAAATTGTACATCACAATTTGCAGCTAGTGTTCTTCTTGTTTCATTTGTTCCATTAAAAGGATAAACGCAATGTCTCATATCATAGGGAAATATATAAAAATCTCTAAGGTCCATAGGTGGCTGATAATCTATTTTAGCAAACTGACCGTTGGCTGCACCTAATATTTGTAGTCTACCGTTTTGTTGAACTTGACTTGCTGAGTATTCTCTACCAAATGTTGATGGTAATTTTAAAATCATTACAGAAGATAGCCCTGTAAATAACATACCTCTATGTACATGCGCTGGATTATATTCGTGTTGTTTCATTTCATTAACCCAAATAGAATTAAGATGTAAGTCGTAATCTTTTATTTTATTAAACGCTAGATAGTGTTTAAACGTTTCTAAAAAATAATTTGTTACATCTATTGGTAATTTATTATGGTTTTTCATTTTGGTTTGATCTTTACCATGATAAAATAAAGAATGTTCGTTCTCTATCTTACCTACTAACTGACCATTAGCAGGTGCTAAATTATGAAAGTTAGATTCATAAATATAGTTAATAGAATTAAATATATCTAATGGAACCTGATACTTTAAAATCGATTGACCTAAAAATACAAAATCAAACTTTAGGTTTGTCATGTTGGGTAATCTGTTCTTTCTCTTTATAACTGCTTTCTAATTCACCAGATTTTTTAATTCTTTGTAGTGATTGTAACTGACCCATTACATTAAATATTTCTGCCTCTGATGAGTTTGCATTTAATGTCTTTGCTTTTTCATGATATTGTAAACCATATGATTCAAGTTGGTGTTGATTAACATCTTTGTCATTAAATGATCCATCATTAAATTCACCTTTTAATTTAGACCACATTTTAATCTCACGCATTCTATGTTTTGCAATTTTTTCCATAGAGGCTTTTGCAAATCTAGCTTCATCTAAATCTATTTTATATTTTGTTGCTTTATATTCATCTTCTTCTTTTTCTACTTTACCTTCTAACCATTTAATTTTTGCTTCGTTTCTTCTATAGTCAAATGATAATGTCATTAAATTATCTAAATATGATGATTGTTCTCTAACACACTGCCAGTACTTTGATGCTTTAGTTGGATATCTATTATCTTGAAGCACAGAAAATCTTGCTTCTGTTTCTGTTCGAAACATTTGTTTCTTGGTCCATGTATCTCTTAACTCATCTACCATGCCTTTAAATGATGACAAATCTTCTTTAGTTAATAGATTATTTAAATGTGGTTCTTCACCTTGTATTACTTCTCTAACGTCTTTTTTCATAGCTTTATCCTTTATAGTTAAGACTAATATATACTATCTAAAATATATTACAAGTCTTAAGAATCACTAAATGTAACTGTTACTGGAGCCGCAGATCCCCATTCTTCACTAGCTCCTGTAAGACCAGAAGGTGTTTCACCACCCATGGCTACAGCTGAAACAGCAGATGTACTAGAACCACCTAAATATGTTCTTGCAGTATTTAAATTTGCAACTTCTGTCCAGTTAGTTCCATTCCATTCTTCGGTTCCTGCTAAAGCAGATGGAGAAGGTCCACCACCAAAAGATAAAGCGGCCGTGTTATCAGTTCCTGTACCAGCATTTCCTGATAGTGCAGTATTTAAATTATTAACTTCAGTCCAGTTAGTTCCATTCCATAACTCAGTGTCTGCATCAGTACCTGGAGAATCTCCTCCATATATTAAAGCAGATGTTTGAGTTCCATTACTACCTGTTACTGATCTTGCATCATTAACGTTGTTAACTTCTGTCCAATTCGTTCCATTCCAACTTTCAGTATTAGCCGTCTCAGTACCTGAAATATTTCCTGAAATAGCTAAAGCCGATGTATTACTTGCACCAGCGCTTCCTGGAAGATATCTTCCAGTGTTTAGATCGTTTACTTCTGTCCAGTTAGTTCCGTTCCAGGATTCTGTTTGATTCATGTAAGTAGGTGATGGTGAAAGTGTACCTCCAAAACCCAAACTTGATGATTGAGTTCCAGTTCCACCTAGATAACTTCTGGCAGTGTTCATATCGTTAACTTCTGTCCAACTTGTTCCATCATAAGACTCTGTCTTTCCAGTTACAGGTGATTCTCCGCCAAAATATAAAGCCGCTAATTCAACTCCTGAACCGCCGGCAAGATTTCTTCCAGTATTTAAACTATTACCTGTAGTCCAGGCATAAACTATTTGATCAAAATTCCATTCTTCGGTTGCTCCTGTTGCTGTTCCTGTATATCCACCAAAAGCTACAGCTGAAGTTGAAACTCCTGCGCCTCCTAAACCATATCTCGCTGTATTCATATCATTTTTTTCTGTCCAGTTAGTTCCATTCCATTCTTCTGTTAAAGCATCATAAACACCAGGCGGGTGAGAACCACCAAAACCTATTGCTGATGTAGAAGTTCCTGCTCCAGCCATGTAGGCTCTTGATTGATTTAAATTATTAACTTCAGTCCAGTTAGTTCCATTCCATACTTCAGTGTTAGCTGTATAACCTGGTGATTGACCACCAAAAGCTACAGCAGCCGGTGCTACTCCTGCAACTGCCGGCCATTCTCTTGAATCATTTAGGTCATTAACTTCAGTCCAATTACTTCCATTCCATAATTCTACAACACCCGTTACAGGTGGAGTGTTACCACCAACAGCTAAAGCTGATGTATTGTCTGCACCAGTGCCTCCTAAAGCATCTCTTCCAGTATTTAAATCGTTTACTTCAGTCCAGTTGGATCCATTCCAAGTTGATGTTTTAACTGTTGGAGAAGGTCCACCACCAAAAGCTATGGCTGATGTTTGTGTACCACCTCCTGCTAAAGCATGTTTTGCATTATTTAAATCGTTTACTTCTGTCCAGTTAGTTCCATTGTAAGATTCTGTTTTAGCTGTGTTTGGTGGTGTTCCACCAAAGCCTAAAGCGGCTGATTTACTTCCATTAGTAGCTGAAGCAAGATAGTTTCTAGCAGTATTCATATTATTACTAGTTGACCAACTTCCTGCTAGATTAGTCCTTTGCCCTTTTAAAACATTGTCTGTTGTATTATACCAAACTTGTCCTACAATAGGATTAGATGGATCTGATGATACCGCTTCAATATTTGTTCCTTTTGTTTCTTTATACGTTGCCATAATTAATCTGTCCCCACTGTTTTAACTATAGAAGAAGCTCCAGTCCACTCTTCTGTCACTACTGATGCAGGTGCTGGTGTATTACCACCAAAAGCTAAAGCTGCTGCCGATGTTCCTGCTCCTGATAAACTTTCTCTTCCAGTATTTAAATCTGCTACTTCTGCCCAACTAACACCATTCCAATCTTCGGTGTTTGCTACACTAGGGTTTCCACCAAACGCCACAGCAGCTGTTTGAGATGTGCTAGATGCAGCTAGATATGCTCTTGCAGTATTTAAATTATTAACTTCAGTCCAGTTCGTTCCGTTCCATGACTCTACGTTTGCTGAATTGCCAGGCGTGTCTCCACCTATTGCTAAACCTGCATTATAAGTTCCAGCACGTGCCATGTCACTTCTTGCATCGTTTAAATCATTTACTTCAGTCCAGTTAGTTCCATTAAAACTTTCGGTTGCTGCCGTATAAGAAGGTGATCCACCACCAAAAGCTAAAGCATTTGAACTGTTAGCTGCATTTACTGATACCTGTCTTCTAGCAGTATTCATATCATTTACTTCTGTCCAATTAGATCCATTCCATAATTCAGTTAATGCTTTATTTCCTCCAGGATCTACTTCTCCTCCAACTGCTATGGCACTTGTATTTTCAGCGCCTGCTCCTCCTAAAAGATATCTTGCAGTATTTAAATCGTTTACTTCTGTCCAGTTTGTTCCATTATATAATTCTGTATTAGCAAGGTTTGCTGAAGAAGAGTTTTCTCCACCAAAAGACATACCACCTGCTTGTGAACCTGCGCCAGCAGATTGTTTTTTAGCAGTATTCATATCACCACCTGTTGCCCAAGCTCCAACTGCTGCACCTGCACCTGTCCATTCTTCTGCCGCTGCTGTAACTGGAGGGGTTCCTCCTGCACCAATAGTATTAGATGTAGTTCCAAATCCTGCGGCCCCATATCTTGCCGTATTTAAATCATTTTGTTCTGCCCAATTAGTTCCATTCCAAAGTTCTGTATTTCCAACAGCTGTTGAAGTATACCCACCAAAAGCCAAAGCAGCAGGTTGACTTCCTGAACCAGTTATAGTTTCTCTTGCAGTATTTAAATCGTTAACTTCTGTCCAGTTTGTTCCGTTCCATAATTCTGTAACATCTTTGTTTCCACCATTTAATCCACCAAAGGCTAAAGCTGCCGGTTGGTCTCCTGCTCCACCTAAAGTTCTTCTAGCAGTGTTTAAATTATTTACTTCTGTCCAGTTTGTTCCATTCCATGATTCTGTATTTGCAGTATTTCCAGGAGCTTCACCACCCATAGTTAAACTAGCTGTAGTAGTACCTTGACCGGCTGCAGCATTTCCTTGTCTACCTTCATTTAAATTATTAACTTCTGTCCAGTTAGTTCCGTTCCAAAGTTCTGTATTATCTTTAGCAGCTGGAGTTCCTCCAATCATTATAGCTGCCGTTGAAGTTCCAGCTCCTGCTCCATAGTATCTAGCAGTAGTTAAATCATTAACTTCTGCCCAATTTGTTCCATTAAATGTTTCAGTATTACCACCTGCTGGGGGTAGGTTTCCTCCAAACACTATTCCTGCTGTATAAATTCCAGCACCTGATCCATACGATCTAGCAGTGTTTAAACTGTTAGCAGTTCTCCATGAACCAGCTGTAGTTACGTTTGGATATGAGAACTTTAATACTTTATCAGTATCATTATACCACACCTCTCCCGTTAACGGATTATCGGGATTAGTCGTATAGTTCCGAATTTTTGTGCCATGTATTTCTTTATACTCAGCCATTTAAATTTTTACTCCTCCAATGTTATGTCAGCAGGTCTTGTGTTCATCTCTACTGCTGGTGCTTTTTCTTCAGCAGGTAGAGCATCCCACGCAGCTTGCGCTGCTTGAACCTCTGCATCAACAATCGCCTGTGCCTCGTCTTTTGTTTTTACAGTACCTGCAACTTTAGCAATCCAAAGATTACCGTGTTTGTTGTATGCAGGAACTTGCCAAACATTTCCAGGATAGCCTACAAACGTGATTCTTTGAGATTCAACGTGATCGATGAAACCCTTTCCCCAGTTTTCTGCTACACAGTATTGATATGTTTTTGCCATAGTTTTCTCCTTTTATTAATCTGTTAATACCTTAGTTACGTTTGAACTTCCACTCCATTCTTCTGTTGCTGTTGATGACGAAGGATCCAGTCCTGCAGATGCTAAAGCATTTGTAGTGTTTCCTGCTCGTGAAATATTAAATCTTGCAGTGTTAAGATCTGCAAATTCTACCCAACTTGCCCCATTCCATTGTTCTGTAACAGCTAATGCTGCAGTAGGTGCTGATTCACCACCATAAGCTAACATAGATGTAGAAGTTCCTGCACCTGCTAATTGTCTACGAGCTGTAGTTAAATCATTTACTTCTGTCCAGTTAGTACCGTTCCATAATTCGGTATTACCAACTCTGTTAGGAGGTGCATAGCCACCATAAGCTAAAGATGCTGTTACAGTTCCATCTCCAGCTAAATTACTTCTTGCAGTATTTAAATCATTAACTTCTGTCCAGTTAGTTCCATTCCATTGTTCTGTAACTGCTGTTTTGTCTGTCGCTGTTTCTCCACCATAAACTAAACCAGAAGTAACATCTGGTCCACCACCTGCTAAATCCATTCTTGCAGTATTCATGTTGTTCACTTCCGTCCAATTAGTTCCATTCCATAATTCGGTATTACCAGAATAACCTGGAGATCCTGAACCTGCTGATACTGATGACGTTGAAGTTCCAAAACCTGCCATAGATGCTGAAGCAGCACTTAGATCATTTACTTCTGTCCAATTTGTTCCATTATATGATTCTGTTTTAGCTAAAGTTGGTGGTCCATATCCACCAAAAATTAAAGCTGCAGTATATATTCCACTTCCTCCTGCATCTTGTCTAGCAGTATTTACACTTCCACCTGTAGACCAAGCACCGACCGCGGCACCTGCACCTGTCCATTCTTCTGTTGCTGATACAATAGGTGGAGTTAAACCACCAAAAGCTAAAGCATTAGTAGTATTTCCAGCACCACCCAATTGATGTCTAGCTGTAGCTAAATCAGCTACTTCAGTCCAGTTGGTTCCATTCCATTCTTCGTTATTAGCTTTTGGAGGATCTCCACCACCAAATCCTAATGCTGCTGTAGAAGTTCCAGCTGATCCCATACCATATCTTGCAGTGTTTAAATCGTTAACTTCAGTCCAGTTAGTTCCATTCCAAAGTTCTGTATTAGCTTTTGGTGGATGTTCTCCACCATAGTATAAAGCAGATGTTACAGTTCCTGCTGATCCACCTCCTGATCTAGCAGTATTTAAATTGTTTACTTCAGTCCAGTTTGTTCCATTATAAGATTCTGTGTCTGTCACATAGTTAGAAGAAGGTGCTTTTGCACCACCAAAAGCAAGTGCAGCGGTATTAGCAACACCAGATTCTCCTGGTTGAAATCTTGCTGTATTTAAAGAATTCACTGCTGTCCAATTACTTCCATTCCAAGACTCTGTTGAAGCTGAATAAGTAGTAGTATATCCACCAAAAGCTAAGGTTGATGTTTGAATTCCTGTTCCTGCAAGTAATCTTCTAGCTGTATTTAAATCATTTACTTCTGTCCAACTTGTTCCATTATAAGATTCAGTAATAGCGGTTATAGGTGGAGTATCTCCTCCAAATGCTAAAGCTGCTGTATAAGTTCCTGAACCTTGTAATTGTGCTCTAGCAGTATTTAAATTATTACCAGTTCTCCATGAACCAGCTGCTGTTATATTTGGATATTGATATTTAAAATCTTTGTTAGTGCTATC